TTTCTTCCAGAAATTGCATAATAAAAGCATAAACTGGCTGGGACTTAAATGCCCTGGCCTTTTTTATTGCCTAAAGTGATTATACGCAAATTGTCATTTAGTTTGCCACTTTACAAAATTACCGCCGATTTTTTCCCTTACATTGTCACTGATAAAGTTGTCACTTCGATTATAGCACCGCAATATATATACGTATAGGGCCAACGTATACGTATCATTTTGGCAAATGTATACGTATTGTTTTAGAGAGTTGGGTATATATACCCGACTATAGTCAGGCATATATACCTCAGCAACATATATACAAATACAAGGCTTAAACATCGGATTCTTTGTATCGATCGAAAAAAACGACAAGTGAATAACATTGTCACACCGTTTACGAATTACTGCGATTCAATGAAGCTGTTATACGTGGATTTTGCACATCGGAAGTTCAAAAAATTATACCACCCAGCGTTTTTTTAATTCGCGTAAAGTATACCGCCCAGCGTTTTTTGGTTCGTATAAAATCGATTGCTATCCCGCTGTAATAATCAATCGTCAACGGTTGCTGTTTATGCCGTTATACATAGACTACCCCGCTATTCGAATATTGAATTCATCGATAGCTTCATATGCCGCTACGCGGCGCTTTCATGAGGGTTAAAAAGGCCTGGGCTTGTTGTGTGTGCTGTAATTGGTAAAAAGACGCAGATTTTGCTGTTTTTGTCTATTTAAGCCCGGATTTTGCGGATTTTCTCACAAAAAAACCGTTTAAAAAGCAATTTTTGCTATTTATAACAGATTTTCGATGAAAAAGCCTCATTACGCCGCGGTGCGGCGCCTTCATGAAGGAGAAAAAAGCTTTTTCCTTTCCTATATAATGCAGGACAAGCCCGCCTCCGTTTTTCACCTTAATGAAGCATTAACAGCTTAAGCATAAAAAAGCCCCGGCATAGCGCCAGGGTCTTCTTATTTAAGCGTATCAATGATTTTTAACACCGCTGTTAGCTGTTCGTCTGTAACTTCTCCAGCAACCACTTTTTCAACTAATTCTTTAAGGATAGGGCTTTTCGCAACTTCTTTACCAATAGCGAATATCGTTTGATCCTCTTCTGTCCCCATGAGTTCGTATTGGGTAACGTCCAGCACATCGGCCATTTTTAAAAGAGTTGCCGTACTCATAATGTGACGGCCGTTTACGTAGGCCCCGATTTGCTGTCTTGTTGTTCCCATTGCTTCCGCCAGTTCTACTTGTGTATACGGTACTCCAGCTTTACCAGTTTTTTTATTGTCAGCTAGTATGCGGCGGATGTTATCGCCAATAAGATTTTTAGTCATGCTTCTGCACCTCCTTTTATATACTTATTATACACCCAACGAGTGCAAAAGTAAATGAATATTACACCATAATAAAAAAAACTAAAAAAAGTGTAAGAATATATATTGACTTATTGGACAATAAGCATTATAATGTAGTTACAAGCTAAGGGTAGCGAGTTACTTACCTTAACAATTTAATTGAGAATACGAAAAGCAAAATTTATTTATCGAAACAAAGAACAAAGCAATTTAAAAATCGAAACAATGTAACGTGCGTTTATTTCATTTAAAGCGTGGCACGAATAATCTCGAAACAGCAAGACAAGATCCTTGTACAAAGATTATCGTGTCACGCTTTTTTCGTATTCTCAAAGCCATAAAGGAGGACAAAAATATGGTAAACGAATTTTTAAAAGAGTTAGCAAAATCTGACGCAAAAATGGAGGATCAATATCTATCGCAGATCTTTGCCGACGATGAAGAAATCGAAAATATCCAAGCGCTGGCAGCTGAAAGAAGCGCAGAGATTTTTGAAAATTGCAATTGTACAAAAGAAGAATTTGAAGCACTTATGGGGGAGGATTTATAACAATGAAAAAAATGATTTGGTACACATCAACAGAAAAGAATAGTGCAGTCCAAGCAATCGAAAGTGGGACAACGCTTGGGAACACTTATAACATTGTTATCTTTGCAAAGCAGCGCGAAGCGGAGGCTTACGCAGCTAAGCGCGACGGTGATAAAAAGTCAAGTCGTAAATTATGGTAGTAGGCTGTTTACATATAGCCTTCTCCATAAAAGAATTCTGACATATAAATAATAAATAGAAAAAAGGAGTAATTGAATTATGGACAACAATAACAAAAAAAGCGTTTTTGAGACATTAAATGCAATTAATGTTAGTGGAAAAACAGAAAAAAAGAATGGGCTTACATACCTGTCCTGGGCTTATGCCTGGGCTGAGGTAAAGAAGTTGTATCCTACGGCGAATTACAAGGTTTATGAAAGAGACACTCAATGGGGGCCTGTCAACTATTTCACCGACGGGCGCACGGCCTGGGTCAAGGTTTCTGTTACGATTGAGGGTCTCGAACACGTAGAAATGTTACCTATTATGGACTACCGTAATAAAGCTATCCCGTTAGATAAGGTTACGTCTTACGATGCTAATAAGACTATACAAAGGGCAATTACCAAAGCAATAGCTAGACAAGGCCTTGGGTTGTATGTATATGCCGGAGAGGACCTCCCAGAAAGTCAGTCTACATCCCCAACACAGCCAGCACAGCAACCTGCTAATAAGCCCGTAGAGAAAGCAGTACAAGCACAAGCGCCAGCACAAAAGCCCGCTAGAGATACTAGACCAGTGTCAGTTAATGAAATCAAGACAATTAGACAACAAGTACTGAATAAGTATGGGATTGATGAAGAATGGATTTGTAGGAAATACAAGGCGCACAATCTCCAGGATTTAAAGATGTATCAATATCAGCACATTTTAAATAACACTGAAAAATTGAAATCAATATTTGCCGCAGAAAAGAAAGCAGAGAAACAACAGCAGCTTATTGATATCGTTGCACAGTCTAAACAAGCACAAGCGGCAGCTAAAACGGAGTTGACATTCAACGATGCGATCTGTCCATCGCAACCAAAAAAAGAAGAGGACGGAGAACCAATTGACTTAAAAAGCCTCGGCTTGACAGAAAAAGACATTCAAGCGTTAACCGATCTCGGCAAGGTGTTCAATTAAAGAGGTAACAAATTATGACAAAGACAAAATCACAAATCGGGAAATCATCGAAGGCACGCGGCAAGAGGGGTGAACTCAGTTTAGTTCACGCCCTCCGCGATGCGGGCTTTACAGAAGCAAGAAGAACCGCGCAATATTGCGGCAAAGCAGAAGGTACATCTGACGTGATCGGATTAAAAGGAATTCATTGCGAATGTAAAGTAGTGGAAAGGCTTAATATTTGGGATGCCCTTTTGCAATCTCGAAGAGATGCTGAAGCAGACGGGAACGGGGATATTCCGGCAGTTTTCTTTAAACGTAATAGGACTGGTTGGTACGTAGTGCTTCCGCTGCCTGACTTCATTAAATTATATAAAGGAGAGATTAACAAATGAGTGAACGCAAAGGACGACAAAAGCGTGTATATACAACTGGTGACCACTGCGACGATTGCGAACTACATATGTATAACCCAGCGTTAGCGCGTGACTTATGCGGTAATATCGCCGCTGCAGCTTTATTTTACCATTTGGCGTACAATATCAAGTCGCGATTAGCCAACGGCGAAGTTGATAAATTCAAAGTGCCTTGGGTAAAGACAAGTTACAATGGTATCTTAAGATTTATGTCTGAATTAACATCTACAGATCAAGTTAAAAATCTTATTAACATTTTAGTTGATCAGGGATTAATCATTAAAGCTGGGTCTAATTTACGTAATGCCTATACTTTAAGTCCTCTCGGCTATAAGTATGCAAAGGATAGACAGACGCTTGGAAATATTCCGACAATGGAACAAATCAATAAAAGCGTAAAAGACTTTAAGGTTAAGAAATTTGTGAAAACAAACGACCCTAGAGTTAAAGAGGTAATTGATTACTTTAATTCTGTCGCAGGAAATGGAGAAGCCCGTTTTGGCATGGGTAAGACAAATACAGGCCTTGTGGCGACATTGTTAAACAAGGGCTATTCGCCGGAAATTATTAAAAAAGTAGTCAAATACAAGTGCGAAGAGTTCATGGGTACTAAATACGAGTACCGTGCCCGCCCCTCTTCTATCCTTGGTGAACTCTTTGAAATCTGGCTGAGACAGCTGGAAGAAGATCCCGACGGATCTAAAGCAAAAGATAGAAGGCTGGAATATTCCAGAGAACCAGTCGTTTATACACAAAAAGAAGAAAAAGCTTTTGAAGTACATGAAAACCTCGTAAGAGACTATTTCGGTATCGACGACGAACCAGACCAATTACCGTTTAAGTAATAACCAACAAAACAAAACATAAAATGGACGGGATATATAGCCCGCAACAATGTAAAGCGCCGTGTATAGGCACTAATTAGAAACTATTAATAACAAGAATTAAAAAAACATAGAAAATTACACTCGAATAATGAGTGATAGATATATATACCGTCCTTCATTAAGGAGGACAGAAATAAATGAGTATTAGAGACCGTAAAGCACAATCTCAATTCATTTCGTATGATGGGATTTGCTATAATAAAAATTTTGAGACAGATAGGGCTGGAATTTTTCACCCGATGGATATTGATGCAGTGTTGCATTTCACAAAGAGAAGCCATAAAGAAATGCACTATCAGCAGGCTGTTTTATTGTATGAATTCAAGCACCGCGACGCAAAGCTATCAGTTGGTGAGGAGATTACATACTGTAGCATTGCAGACTGCGTGAGTGATTGCGGCGGTCTGGGTGTCGTTGCAGTTGTGTCTCATAGCGTAGAGGCCCCAAAAGATGTAAATGGTGCGGAAGCGATAGTTACCAAATTTTATTACGCAAAGCATAGGAAATGGTATGTACCAAATCAAAAGATTACAGCGAAGCAGTTTACAGACGTTTTCTTGGTGCGTGCAGGATTAAAGAAAGATAAGGGGGGTGGAGTAAATGAAAGAGAATACACAAGGCATGACAATAGAGAAGCTGGAGAACTACAGAGGATTAGTTGCAGAAATGCACTCATTGAGTGAGTCAATTAATAGCCTCTACGACACATACAAAAGCCCGCAGTTTTGTAGGAATGGTGGTTCACATTCAAACAATGTTTGGAGTCCCGTAGAAAGCGCTGTAGAGAAGATTTTGAAATTGAAAGACCTTTATGATCATAAGTACTCTGAAGCTGCCAATCTACTGTTAGAGGTTGAAGCATGGCTTTCACAAGTTGAGGACCCAGAGATCAGGAGTATTATTAGATTCCATTACATTTTAAATAGGTCATGGCAGCAAACCTCAACTGAAATTTACGGCTACCCCTAGCTACTATAATAGCCGTAAAAAAATTATGCGTTATTTCGGTAGGGAAAAATAAGGCACTCAACGAGTGTTTAAATATTATGAATAGTGTTGAATCGAGTAGACGTTTCAGCACTTTTCTTTTTCACCATGGAATCGTTCATGAGATTGTGATAAAATAATGTATAATGAATAAAAGAGGAACGAACAATGGCAAATAAGAATGTAAAAAGAATTTCAATGATTTTAGCTGCGTTCATGGTTGCTGGAGCAGCAACAGGATGCGGCGCAAAGAAAGACACAAAAGTGGAAAGTACGAATAAAGCAGCAACACATTCGGCTAAACTCGATGAGGACGCAATCAAAGATACATATACTGGTATCGATGATATGTATGTATTAGAAGGTTCCAAGGACGTGGATTACCTTGATGGAGTGTTATACGACAGTTCTATCGTAAAAGGCATTGATGTAGACAGTTCTAAAGTAGACGCTTCAAAAACAGGGGATTATAAGATTACCTTCAGCATTACAGCTGATCGTACAGCCTATGACGCATTCAGAGATGCTTTCATCAAGTCTGAAACTGTAAAGGATAAGCTGTCTACTGATAAAGCCAAGACAGATAAAGAATCTACTGATAAGACTAAGACTAAAACTGAAACAGTCAAGGTTAAAAAAGATACAGTCGTTGTAAACAGGGATGAAGCGCAAAAGCTTGCTGATCAGAATAAGCTGGTCCGTACAGATAATGGAGAAACTGTTAAAAAGTCTGATGGAACCGAAGTTAAAACAGAACAGAAAGCCCCTGCTTCTACAGCTGTAACTGGAGGCAACGTGGTTGATGCTTCTGCCAAGACAGAAGTAAAACCTGAAATTACAGCCGCACCAGCAATGAGTCCAGAAGAAGCTAAGAAAGAAGAAGCGAAAAAGGATGATAAGAAGGAAGAAACTAAAAAGCCTTCTACATCTGGCAGCGCAAACAAACCAAATTCCGGTTCAAACAGCAAGCCATCTCACAAACCAGATTCTGGTTCAAACAAATCAAATAATGGAAGCAGTTCAAACAGCAAGCCATCTCACAAACCAGATTCTGGTTCAAGCAAACCAAATAGTGGAAGCAGCTCAAACAGCAAGCCATCTCACACACACACCTGGGTTAACGTTACAAAGACTGTGAATCATCCAGCAGTAACTCATCAGGAAGACGTCTATGAAAATAGACAGGTTAAGGTGAAAGATGCCTGGGATGAAAAGGTTTACGTTAAGACCGTAATTACGTGCCGTCAATGTGGATTCACTACATCTAGCCCTGATGAGATGGAAAACCACATGTTAGAGAATGGACATTCTTGTAGTTCTCGAGATATTTACAAAACAGTTCATCACGACGCTGTATACAAAACTCAGAGAGTAAAAACTGGTACGAAAACAGTTGTCGATAAAGCGGCCTGGACAGAAACAGTAGTTATCGGTCAGAAATGCTCTTCCTGTGGAAAAAGAAAATAATATTGTCCTAGTTTAAATAGGGAATGGATAGACTCGATCATAGATGGTCGGGTCTATTTTTTTTGTAATCGGTCCAATCAGTCCAGACTATATATTATATAATAATAGAGTAGATAAAAGCAGGAACTACAGGATCCCTGCTTTTTCTATTATAGGGCGGTTATTCCACATTCTCATTTTTCCTCCTTTCCCTACACTTTGTAGGTTTTTATTTTTTTACCGCCCTATCTATTTTTTAACAAAAAGAGGATACACAGAACATAAGAAAGGGGTAATTTTATGGCAGGAAGAAAAAAAATTGACGTCTCAGAATGGCTTACCCCTGAAAATAAATTAAGAATTCAGGGTTGGTGCCGTGATGGATTAATCGAAAAACAGATTTTTAAAAATATGGGCGTAAGTAAAAATACTTTTTATAGATGGAAAAAAGAAAGCCAGGAATTTAGAGACCTCCTAAAAGAATCTAAAGATACAGCTGACCGCGAAGTAGAAAACGCCTTATTTAAAAGCGCTACAGGCTTCGTAGGGCCGGATGAAAAATACTACCCACCAAATACAACGGCGCAGATATTCTGGTTGAAAAACCGTAAACATGACGAATGGAGAGACAAGAGAGAAACAGATGTTAATGTTTCTACCCCAGTATCAGAAACAGCTTTAAAAGTGGAAGCTATATTGAAAGGGGAAGAATAGACGGCTATGAAGAGTAATGTTGAAGAAATTCTATTAGTGCCGGAAAGTACAATTAATTTTATTGTTAAAGAGAACGAACTTCTTAGAGAACGCATCGAAAAAGCTTTAAGCTATATTGAAGATAATGACTTATACGACGAGGACTGGGACTACAACTACGAGGAAGAGTTAGAATATCGCGGTACAGATGGCGCTACAGCAAGAGAAGATTTAATCGCTATCTTGAAAGGCGAAGACGGCTAGACTTAAACGGGGGTGTGATTAACGATGAACGAAAAGCTAGTAAAGTCGTTAAAAGAAGAACCCGTCAAATACGCTAGGCTGCTGGGGTTTGACCTATTAACTGACTTACATAATGAATGGATCAAAGATATGGTTTGGCAGCAGGAAGCAGACGAAACGTTGCTGGCGCATCGAGGGTCCTATAAAACGACGTGCGTTTCTTTTGCGCTTGCATTAATCATTGTATTGAAGCCTTCAAAAACAACTATCTTCATAAGAAAAACAGATACAGACGTAATAGAAATCGCTAAGCAGACGGATAAGATTCTGCGTAGTGATCTTTTTTCTTACATAGTCAAAGAAATATACGGCGTCGATCTTCAGATCACATCTAATTCATATCAGATCGATACAAACTTAAACACAGGCACAAAAGGAACGCCACAGCTAATTTGTCTAGGCATTTATACATCTCTAACAGGGAAACACAGCGATTACATTTTTACAGATGATATTGTTAATGTTCAGGACAGAATCTCACAGGCGGAACGAGATAGAACTAAATTACAGTATATGGAGTTGCAAAATATTAAGAACAGGGGTGGTCGTATCTTCAATACCTGCACGCCCTGGCATAAACATGACGCTATCAGCGAATTAATGCCTAATAAGAAATTCTATGATTGTTACTCAACCGGACTTATTAGTGAAAGCAAACTAAGGGATTTACGAGAAAGTATGGACCCTTCGTTATTTGCGGCTAACTATGAATTGAAACATATTGCAAGCGACAAGGCACTGTTTAGCAAGCCAAACTACACAGCCGATGAAACCTTGCTTTATGAAGGCGTATCACATATAGACGCAAGCTATGGTGGGGCCGACTGGACCGCATATACCATCATGAAAAAAGCAAACGGCAAAATCTACGCGTTAGGGAAGACATGGCAGAAGCACGTTGACGATTGCTTGACAGAAATTCAGGCGCTGCAGGAACGATTTAGAGTAGGGACTGTTTACAACGAAAAGAACGCCGACAAGGGTTATCTTGCTAAAGAGTTACAACAGCGCGGTATGGTTCCGAAGCTTTATCAAGAAAAACAAAACAAATACATCAAGATTTCAACTTATCTTCGCCGTGAGTGGAAAAACATCTACTGGCTGGAGGAAACGGACAGAGACTACATGAACCAGGTTTTAGATTATACGGAGAACGCAGAACACGACGACTGCCCAGACAGCGCAGCATCGCTTATTAGGCAGATGGGAAAAGGAACATCACATAGAAACAGAATTTCGGGAGGATTATAGAAAGATGAAAAGAAAAAATTATTTCAATAAGATTATCAAGGCTGAAGATAAGATCTTCCGAATTGCTGATGATCAAGTTTTGACTGCACCACTTTTAGCGGAATATATCAGGCAGCACGATCTGCTTGTGCAGTCGCACTATAAATACTTAGACGACGCTTACCAGACAGACTATGCTATCTTTCACCAGGCTAAGAAAAAGGCATATAAGCCGGACAACCGCCTAGCCACAAACTTTGCTAAGTATATTGTGGATACAATGAACGGATTCTTTTGCGGTATTCCGATTAAGGTCACTTCGAGTGATGAACGTATCAATGAATTTATTCAAAGATATGACAGATACAATTCAATGGACGACCAGAACGCAGAAATCGCGAAAACATGCGATATTTTCGGGAGTGCCTATGAAATGTATTATGTTGACGAAATGGGAGAAGTTGCTTCTACAGTACTCTCCCCTATGAACGCCTTTATTATCTATAATGAAAGCATTATCCCACAGCCTCGTTATTTCGTAAGGCTTTATACAGACAACCACAATATTAAACGCGGATCAATTTCAGACGAGGAAACGGTCCGCTATTTTAAGGCAGACGGCGGGATTAAATTTGACGAATACGAAAAAATGCACGGATTTGATGGAGTACCGGCTACAGAATTCTTAGAGAATGCGGAACGTACTGGATTATTCGAACCTGTCTTATCACTGATTAATGCATACAACAAGGCAATCAGTGAAAAGGCAAACGACGTTGATTATTTCGCGGACGCATATTTGAAGATCTTAGGCGCAAAGCTTAAAAATGAGGACCTGAAGACGATTAGAGATGATCGTATTATCAACTTCGACGGAATTGAAGACGGGAAACTCATTGTTGAGTTCATGGACAAGCCAAACGGAGATACGACACAGGAAAATCTCATTGACCGATTAAGGACTGATATTTTCCAGATTGCGATGGTCGCCAACATCTCCGACGAAAACTTCGGGGCTTCTTCTGGTATTGCCTTAAAATATAAGCTGTTAGCAATGTCGAACTTAGCTAAGATGAAACAGAACAAGTTCATCGGTGCCATGAATCGCAGGTACAGATTGATTTGTTCAAATCCTGTTACAAGCGCAAAAGCGGACGACTGGTTATTCATTGATTATACATTTACACAGAACATTCCAGCAAACCAGTTAGAAGAAGCGCAGATCGCAGCACAGCTTTCAGGAGTGGTCAGCAAGGAAACACAGCTTAAAGTATTGTCCATTATTGACGACGTCAAAGACGAGATCAAAAAGATTGACGCTGAGGCGGATAAGACAAGCTATAGAACCGATTACCCGACTGATAGAACGGGCGGTGGTTTGAATGAGTAAATACACAAATACACTCAATGAGTTACAATTAGACTTAGAAAAAGGCGAGGAGGCTTTGAAGAAAAAGCTTTCCCGCCTTTATGACAGTGAATCAAAGAAATTAGAAAAAGAGATTGCTTATTACTATCAGACGTACGGCAAAGATGGCGTGTTAGAGTACCGCGAAATGATGAAGCGACTCACAAAAGAAGAAGCGACTATGCTTTATGAGGACACGGATAATTTCTTTAGGCTGCATCCGGAACATGCGGCACTAAAGCCTGTTCGCGAGTCCATTTACAAGCTTAACCGCCTGGAAGGGCTGCAGCTTTCAATTATGAGGCAACAATTAGGGCTTTCGTCAGAGGAAGAGGCGTTAATCAGACAGCACCTTCTCTCCTACACAATTTCAACTTATGAAGGCGTGCAAGGGCTGATCCCTTTTAATCAGTTCGACGGCAGGGCAGCCAAACAGGTTGGGCAGAAGATCATTAATGATACAGACTTCGAGAAACGGCTTCTGGCGAACAGAGAAAAGCTTGCTGGCTATCTAAATAATGATATCGCAAAAGGCATTGCCCGAGGCGATAGCTACGACAAGCTAAGCAAGCAGATATGCGACCGTTTCGATGGCGTATCTCGTAGAAGCGCTTACAGACTTCTTTATACTGAAGGCACGCGAATGTTTAATCGTGCAAATTCCGAGGCTTTCGCAGAGGCAGGCATTAACCAATACAGATATTGCACAGCCGGCGATAACCGCGTATGTGAGGATTGCGACGCACTGGAGGGCAATGTATACGACCTATCAGAGGCAAGCGACGGGACGAATTACCCGCCAATGCACCCATGGTGTAGATGCCACACGGAACCAGCCGTAGACTGGGACAAATGGTTAAGCGACAGAATCGCAAGCAGAGAATACACAGCGGAACAAAGAGAAGAAGCCGCTGAAATTATTAAGAATTTTACGGAGGAATAAAAAGGATGGCAAAAAGAAAAGTAAAAAGAAAAAGAAAGCTTTTGTATTTCATGGCAAGCTGGTGCGGACCATGCAAACACTTAAGAGAATATTATTTCGATGGCCTAGCCGCCGTTTTCCCTGGACAAGTTGATTTTATCGACGCACAGAGAGAACCGGCACTGGCTAGACTTTATAAAGTCGCTAGAATTCCGTTGATTATTTTCTTGGAAAACGGTAAAGAAGTAAAACGCTACGACGGATCACAGAATTTCGGTTTTGAGGAATTCGAAAAATTCCTTGTGGAGGGCGAAACAAATGATAACGATAGAAAGAACGCAGAAAACATTAACGGTTAGCGGTCACGCTGGATACGCAGAACGCGGAAAAGATATTGTATGTGAGGCCGTTACCTCGCAGGTACAGACATTAACCGCCTCTATTGAACAGCTTGCCCATGAGAAGCCTGCGTTTTCCCTTTCTAGCGGTTTTTACGAGTTATCACTAGAAGGGCTAGGGGATAAAAGCTTATTTCTCGTATCAGCATTCATGGTTGGTATGAGGCTGTTACAGGACGGATATCCTGCGCATGTAAAAGTTATTTAAAGAAGCTTTTTGGCTTCTTTTTATATTTCCTTTTTCTGATTTCCTGGCGGAGGTCATAAAAAGCGACCTAGCATTGAAGTCGTTAAAAGCTATGGAAAACACGGTCAAGCATTAAGACTTTAAATTATGGAGGACTAAACTATGGAATTAAAAGATTATTTGAGACAGATTTTCGCAGAAGATGGAGGCAACGACGGGAACGACGACAAGGGCGGAAACCCAGGGGCCGACGACAAGGGCGGAAACAACGGAAACGCGGAACCAGACAGCAAAGACACTAAGAAATACTCTGACGCTGACGTAGACAAAATCATCGATAAGAAATTCGCGAAGTGGCAGAAAGAACAGGAAAGAAAGATTTCCGAGGCCGAAAAGCTGGCTGGGATGAACGCACAGGAAAAAGCGGAACACGAACGCGACACATTACAGAAAGAATTAGACGAATTAAAGCGTGCAAATAGCATTGCGGAAATGGAAAAGACAGCAAGAACTATGTTACACGATGATGGCGTGAATGTTCCTGACGAGGTAGTATCAAGCTTAATCGCAGAAGATGCTGACAGTACAAAAACCAAAGTTGAGGCATTCTCAAAGGCATTTAAAGAAGCGGTACAAACAGCCGTTAAAGACGCTTTAAAGGGAAAAGCCCCTGCAACTGGTAAAGGCGGAAGCACACTGACTAAAGCGGACATTTTAAAGATTACTAACCGCGCGGAACGTCAGAAAGCGATCGCAGAACACATTGATTTATTCCAGTAACACTCAATGAGTATAAAAAATCTATTACGTGAGAGATTTTCTGACATATACATTGTGATGTTACAGACTACTCATAGGTTTTCATAAGAGAACAGAAGCCTTGGGCTTCTAACTCTAATGAAGGCGCGTAAGCGCAAGTAGATTTAATTAAAACACTAACGGAGGTATATAAACTATGAATAAATATTTTAGACAGATGTTTGCTGTCGAAGCAGGCACAATCGTAACCACTGACATTGAACCAGCTATTTCTATCGACCATAACGAGAGATTAGTTGCTGGGGTTGAATCATTACAGACTATCTTAGGTGTTACAGAACTTACACCAATGCCAACAGGTAGCCTTGTAAAACAGTACAAGTACACAAAAAAGAACACACCGGATCAGGTCGCTGAAGGTGAAACAATCGGGCTTACAAAGTACGATAGAACTTTAGCAAATTCTTTTGAGATTACTCTCAAAAAGTACCGTAAACAGACTACAGCTGAAGCAATTCAGAGATCAGGTAAAGACAAGGCAGTAAATAAAACTGACGACTTACTTGTAAAAGACGTGCAAAAAGACGTTAAGAAAGCTTTCTATGGAATGCTTGCAACTGGTACAGGAAAAGCCACAGCGAAGGTTGCTACTTTACAGGGTGCACTTGCTGCTGCATGGGGCGCTGTATCTACTCACTTTGCAGATATGGACGTTGAACCTATTTTCTTTGTAAATACTACAGATGTTGCTGATTACTTAGCAACTGCACAGATTACAACACAGAACGCTTTCGGGTTTAAGTACGTTGAGGACTTCTTAGGCCTTGGAACAGTTGTTATCGATCCATCTGTTACAGCTGGTACAGTTGTTGCTACAGCAAAAGAAAATATCAACGGGGCTTATGTTTCTGCAGATGGTGATGTTGCTGATACATTCGGGCTTACTTCTGACGAAACAGGCTTAGTTGGTATGACTCACTATGTAAAAGGTGACAACGCTTGTATCAACACATTAGTTATGTCTGGTGTTGTCTTCTATCCAGAAGATGCAACTGGTGTTGTAAAGGCTACTATTGCTGCTGCCAAATAGTCGGAACAAGGAGGCATGACATATGATTTCTGAAATTGAAAAGCGTATTGAGTGCCGTATGACAGGCGAATTCTGCGACAAGGCGGTCATGGGAGAAATCTCCCAGACCGTCCTTGACCGTATTTGTATCCGCCTTGGTATTTCAAGCGAAAAAGAATTTCCTGCTTTATTTTTTGGTATTTGCGCGGAGGCTTCTATTAAAGCATACCGCAGACGTTACTACGAGGGGATCCAATCTGAAAGTGCTTCTGGGGTTTTCTCAGATACATTCGTTGATGACATTCTCTCAGAATATGCAAGTGAATTCACGGCATACCGCAATAGCGACAATGTCGGAAGTTCGAAAAGGGTTCATTTTCTATGATGTATAAAAAATGCCTATTGTTAACACCAAAAGAGACAGAGGACGAGTTAGGAAACAAGACCCCCGATGGGTGGGACGTAAAAGCAACATGTAATGCTAGGTTTTCGCCATGGACGGCGGAAGAGATTTCATTATATGGATCAGATGTAACACGCAATACTTCAAAATATGCCCTATTGATTCCGCGCGAAATGTTGCGCGGGGTTGATTCGGTTTTGATTGACGGCGTGAAATATTCGATTGAAATGATCCTGGAGTTATCGCCGCGTTGGGTTGTAATTCATGCGAGGTCACATAGAGATGAAAATTAAGTATAGCGTTGATATTACGAAACATTTAGCCAATCAATTAAGGGCGCTTTCACAAGCAAGCTTTGAGGACGTAGTAACAAAGCAAATGGGACAAATGGTACAGCGCGCACAGCGTAAAGGCAAAGGCGGAACACCTGTTTCTACAGAGGCGACTAGGCCAGGAGGTCCACATGGTGAGTTGAAATCTTCTGTTAGATTTGAAAAAAACACAATGGGCTATACAAAAGAGTATGCCCCACACGTTGAGTACGGGCATAGGACAAAAGGCGGCGGATTCGTACCGGGCCAGCACTTCTTGAAAGATAACGTAGATATACAAGCACCAATATATAAAGAGGATTTAATAGACGCAATAAGAAAAATAGCGAAGGGGTGATACAACATGCTAAAACAATTTCCACTTACAGAACTTGTGAAAGCGGTTAAAGCGAAGATCGAGGCAAACACGGACATGAAGTGTTACGACGTTGTGCCGTTTGATGCGGTATCCCCTTTTTCATATGCACAGGTTGTTAGTGTAGAACCTGCGGATACAAAGACAATGTTCTGTAAAAACTACACTATATGGGTCCATGTTATAGCCGATGCGGTGAAATCTTCTGTCCCGCTTTATAAGCTTATTGAAGACATTGAAGAAGCTATGACAGAGGACATTACTATTCCTGCCCCATACGTCCTAGTCATGCAGACTGATGAAGGATTACAGACAATTCAGGACGAAGAGACGGGAGAAAAACACGGGGTCGTGGGTTTTTCATTCAAGATTTCTTACGGTTTTAAAATCAAATAAACTAATGGAGGTATAAGAAAATGGATAATAAATATATTCCACAAATTTTCGAAGGTGGATTTGACGCCAAAGCTTATTGTGATTTTTCTAGTGAAGCAGCAAGTGCGACAGCTGGTAAAGACATTGTATTAGCAATCTGGGACGCTACAGGCGCTAGTCTGCTTGCTATTGAAGGTCAGCAATCATTAACTATCAACCGTTCGGCTGATACAATCGAAGTCACTTCTAAAGACACAGAGGGAGGCTGGAAGTCTTCTATCGCTGGTATGAAAGAATGGTCAATTGATAACGGCGGTGTATATGTTAAGGACGGGAACGCACACAAGGCGCTTTCTGATGCTTTTGAAAAGTCTAACCCAGTATGTATCAAAGTATATGATCAGAAAGCAGGAAAAGGCCTTTTTGGCGGTCTAGCATGCATTACAGAATATAATCTAGAAGCACCATATGACGATGCTATGACTTACAGCGTTTCACTCCAGGGAATGGGTGCACTTGTAGATCTTACAGCAAACGCCCCATCTACTGACACAAAGCCTCAGTAAGCTGCGCAGCGGGGATAACACTAAAACAGTTGTCTCCGCTTTCTTTATATAAAAATGTAAAAAGCAAAGGAGAACAGAAATATGTTTGAACACAACGGAAAAAATTATGTATTAAAGTTTAATATCGGCAGATTAAAAATGATTGAGAACGCGTCAGGCGGTAAGTCTAGTATGTCAATGATGCTTTCTGATAACAGCGGTCTAATGTCTATTAATGCTACAGAAGCGTTTTTCTCTTACGGTCTAAAAGAAGAAGGCGCTGATATCTTTGTTGCGCCTAGCAAAGCAAGAGAAATTTGTGATGAGATTATCGAAACAAAAGGATATGTTGCTGTTGTTGGTTTAATTCAGAAACAGCTTCAGGCGGACTGCCCTTTTTTATTCCGCGTCAGCTAACGGATTACCAGTATTTCCAAACTGATAAACGTTCAGCCGACGAAATAAAGGAAATCGAACCATACGCGGATGAAATAGATTTCGCATGGTTCGTTGTTCATTTTAACTATTCACGAAAGGAATACAACGAACTAACGCCTACGGAAAAAGCTTTCATTAAAAAGGCATACGAAGATAAAACCGTATCTGATACCACTCTTATTCGTAACGCAGTATTAAATGCTGTTACAAATGCGAATAGGAAAAAAGGGAAACGTTTCCGCGAATTATGGCGAAAAAGAATGCCAGTAGTGAATGAAAATGATAAAAAGAAAAAATTATCTTCTATTGAAGAGATTGAAAAACGCGAGGCCGGATGGATCAAAAAGATCTACGCAGCAAACGCGGGAAAAATCACAAGGAAAAAATAAGCCAGGAAGGAGGTTATAATGTATGGCGTCAAATTATACACTTTCTGTTAAGATTGAAGGCGATGAATCGGACTTTAACGATGCGATGAAAAGGGTGCAGGAAGCACTCGGAAAGACAGACGACAGCTTAAAAGAGGGAAGTAACAACGCCGGTATATTCGGTGGTGTTTTGAAGGCCAATTTAGTGTCTAGTGCTATCACTGGCGGACTCAACTTATTGAAATCAGGCATTCAGAATGTCGTTAGTGCTATTGGTAGCTTATCGGGCGATCTTTCAGAATCTTCTAAAGCATGGCAGACGTTCGAGACAAATGCTAGTACTAAACACAGCCAAAGCGAAATTCAAGCAGTTAAAAAAGAATTGCAGGATTTTGCGACAGCAACAATTTATAGTTCCTCTGATATGGCTTCTACATACTCACAGCTTGACGCGGTAGGCGTTGCAAGCGCGCAGAACCTTGTAAAGGCTTTCGGCGGTCTTGCTGCTGCTTCTGCAGACCCAGCACAGGCTATGAAGACGCTATCTCAGCAAGCCACACAGATGGCGGCTAAGCCTAAAGTCGCATGGGAAGATTTTAAGCTAATGCTTGAACAATCCCCTGCTGGTATGGCTGCTGTTGCTTCTGAAATGGGCATGAGTGTTCAGGACTTGATTACCAATATTCAGGCCGGAACTGTATCTACTACAGATTTCTTTAATGCTGTTGAAAAAGCCGGAACATCTGACAAGTTTACAAAAATGGCGACAGAATACAAAACTGTTGATCAAGCGATGGATGGATTACGTGAAACAGCTGTAAACAAGCTACAGCCAGCTTTTGACATGATTTCTCAAGTAGGTATTGGTGCTATTTCTGGTATTTCTGATAGCTTAGATGGAATTAATATTGATGGACTTGTAACAGCAATGCTTCCAGGTTTTCAAGCGTTGGCTGACGCTGCTTCTAATTTAGTGCAGCAAGCGATCGCGTGGGCACAAACAGCGGACTGGGAATCAATCGGAAATAGTATCGCTGATGCTATCACAAATATTGTGAACGGAATTTCATCTTTCGACTGGGGAGGCTTCTTTTCTATAATTGGTGACGGTATTGGGCTTTTTGTTGATGGTCTATCGTTGATTATTGACAACGTAGGTGATATCAGGGGTTTAGCAGATGTTATAGTGGCAGTAGCCGTTGCATTCGGTGTACTTAATGCTGTACTCACTGTATACAATACTGTTATGGCTGTCCAGTCTGCCATAATGATGGCAAATCCTACAACCTGGATTATATTGGGGATCGTTGCGGCAATCGCCGCCCTCATTTTAATTATTAAAAACTGGGGCACAATCACAGAAACAATTGCCACAGTATGGGAAAAGGTAAAAGATGCTGTAATAAATACATGGAACAATATATATTCGATGTTCGTTGGGATTTTCACCGCAATCTTAAATAACCCAGTCGTGCAGTTGATCGTAAATTTTGTAACAACAGAATTTAATATCATGAAGAATCTAATCACAGGAATTTGGAACGGAATCAAAGATATCGCTGCTGGTGCATGGGAGTATATCAAAAATGTCGTTCTAGGTCCCGTATTATTATTATGTGATCTAGTGACTGGAAATTTTACAAAGTTAAAAGAAGATGCTTCGAAAATCTTCTCAAATCTTGGGAATGCACTCTCTACAATTTGGAATGGTATTAGTGGAATTGCGTCATCAATTTGGACCGCAATTAAGGAACATATTGGGAATACAGTTGGACGTATGGTTGACGGGATAAAATCACCAATTCAAAAAATCCCTGGTATTTTTTCGGATATTTTCGGAAGAGTGAGAAACTTTGTTACAAGTTTACCTGGTGAAGCTTTACGCTGGGGTCGTGATATCATCGATGGTATCGCAGACGGCATTAAAGGGGCTGTAGGTAAAGTAACTAGTGCTGTTAGCGGAGTTGCTAATAAAATCAGAAGCTTCTTACACTTCTCAGAACCAGATGTTGGACCACTTAGCGACTTCCACACATACATGCCGGACATGATGTCAGGACTTGCTGGCGGTATTAAGGCAGGAATTCCTATGCTACAGAAAGCAGCTGGACTTGCAGCCGGGGCAATTTCTGGAGGATTAAACGGTACAATCACTACTGACGGTATTGTCGGTGCTTCTAGTGGATCTTACTATAGCCAAGGATCAGGAAATACAACTAATTATGGTGCTACTACTATCAATGTATATGGCGCACCTGGACAAGATACAGAAACACTTGCGGACAAAGTGGCGGAAGTCATTTTCGACCGCGTAAGAAGGGAGGCCTACGTATAATGGCATACGATAATATTAAACAATTCCCATTCAAAGATGGGTATAGCTTTTTAGAATTTGACGGCGTCGATATTGGCGCAGCTTGTAAGATGTTTATTCTTGGGAAGGGGACATACGGCGCCCCTTCACGAGATGTCGATCAAATCCATGTACCGGGACGTAACGGAGATATTCTTGTTGATAATGGGGGTTGGAACAATGTTTCAGTAAAATATCCTGACTGTAATATTCTTAGCAATTTCGGTGAAAATGTTGAGAAGCTGCGCGGGTATTTATTTTCTAACCCTGGATATCATACACTAATTGACCAATACCACCCAGACGAGGTACGTTATGCGGAATTCAGGGGACCTTTTACAGCGGATGCGCATACAGGAACAGGCAATGACTCAGGATCTTTTGATCTCGAATTCAATTGCAAGCCTCAGCGTTTCCTTCGTGAAAGCATGATAGCGCGTGATTATGTATTATGTCCATACACTATTGATCAATATAGCTATAGAACAAGCTATTCAATCGATGCAAAAGTTACAAACGCAGGAAGCACTCTTAAATTTACATTCATTCCGGCTGTAACAGAAAGCTTAAGTCTATATGCTGATTTTTACAAATCAGACGGAACTAAAGTAGGTGAATATATTGAAGTAAATGCTAATGATGGGGTTGTTGAAATTCCATTGGTTGGAAAAGATGGAACAAAATATTATGGAGTAAAATGTACTTTGAGTTTTGACGTTGCCAAATCAAAAAATCTTAGAATGGAATCATCAAACTCAGTAGTTGAGGGTAAAACAACGTACTTTTACTATAAAGATAATCGTGATATTCGTTTTCCATTTTACAACCCTACACAATTTGATGCATATATTTTAATGTCTGGATGTTATGTCCCAGAGGGTACATACAGTCAACTCTTTAATTGTGAAGGTAGCAACCATTATATTTCGGTTAGCGAATCTCTAGGATACGGAACAACTTCCGAAGTTGGCTTTGATTTCAACGGCTTAGAAGGTACGGCGTGCACGTGGGATAATAAATTATCAAAGATTAAAAAAGTATACGCTGGTCTTTCTGGAACTTTACTTGTTATTCCTGGCGGTGGACGTCACGATCTTAAAACACAAGGCGTATCATCTTTTAAAAATATACAAATTGCACCAATGTATTACAGAATTTAAAAGGCGGTGAGAAAATGTTAGAACTAAATGAAGTCCAATTATTCAAGGGAGACCCTGAAAACATTTGGGGCGAACAAATCAAACAGCCTGAAAATATTTTAAGTATGGAAGTCACAGAGGTTATGAACGGCAACCTTACTTTATCAATGGTGTGTGCAATTTCTGATTATAACATTGAAAATCTAGTGATTGGGAACATTATCAAGTGTTATAAAGACGTATTAAAGAATACGAAGTTTTCGTTTGAAATTTACGACGTAAAATATACCATTGATCACAAAATCACTGTAAAGGCGGAACACCTTTCATCAAGGCTTAGATATATTTATGTTGAACCTGTTGGTTACATTGATTTTGATGAAATTGCTGAAATCTTATCTGGGTATTCTTCCGCAAAATATAAACTCATTAATCATACTGGAGAATCGATAGTAAAAATAAAGGTTCCTAATACAACATATGATTATGGGGTTGTATCAGATTCTATTAAGTCTATTGCAGATCATATGAAAGGAACAACTGGAAGTATTCTTGATCATTTCGGTGGAGGATACTGGCGATACAACGAAGATACAGAGATGGAATTTTACAAAGAAAATCAAGTAAACGACGAAGATCCAGAACTTGAACCTATTAAATACTCTGTAAATATGTCAGATTTTCAACGTGAAATTGATATGGATAATGCAAAATCTAACCAGGTGTTATTTTGGAAAAAAGAAGTTGATGGAGTTGAAGAACAGGTTTGGGCATATAAAAGAAAATATGTTGATGCTTACCCTATGCAAGCAGCACAATTATGTGATCTATCTTCTCAGTTTGAAAAAAAGCCAACAGAGGAACAGTTAATTGCTGCTGCCCCAACGCTTTCAACAAGCCCAGAAGTTACAACAAGTTGTAGTATTGCAAATTATGAAGGTAAGGCAACATGTGGCCGTAAAATTTCCGTTATTTTCCCTGAATTTGGGATGAATGAAGAAATGCGTATTACAGAGACAACTTACAATGTGCTTACTAGGAAATATAAGTCCATTAAACTCGGAACATCTAAAAAGACGCTTTCAAAAACAATTGCAGAGATTGCCGGCAAGACAGGAACCAATGTCTACTAAGGAGGTATAAAAGCATGGCTAAAATTTATATGAAAGATTTTCGTGTAACAACATCTGTTGTACCGGTTCTTAGATATTTAGATGGTAATAAAACAGATGAACTTGTTATCTTTACAGACGATAAGATGACAGACTTTGATACGCATATCGCTTTGATTGACAATAATGTTGTTAAGCTTTTTGCTAATGAAAGCGGTTTTGCTGCCATCATTGATAAAGATATCTTTAATGAAAAAGATGTTTGTCCTATTAGACTTGTATTCAGTAATAGCGAGACAGAAAAAACAAAAGGCACAAATACTTTCTATATCTGTAACGATAGAACTGGATATGTCTATGGTGACTATATCGAAGTCCCAGACGATATTATCACGTACAGAGAAGCGTGCCGCGCATATGCAGAAGAATGCGGACGCATTGTTGACGCTGTAAAATTTGATGTTGGCGCTAAGGTTACACAGGACGAAGACGGGGCAACAATTTATATTACAGATCCGTTTGGAACGACTAAGGCGAAAGTTTACAATGGGGAACGAGGCCCAGCAGGTGATCGAGGCCCAGAACCAGAGATCACAGCACGAGTTGTTGGAGATAATACAGAGATTTTATCCAATGGGGTTTTATTGCTACTCTTGCTGGTGGTAAGAATGGTATTGATGGGCATACTCCAAAAATTACAGCAACTAAAGAAGGGGCGACAGTTACAATTTACGCCGACGGCGTGAAAGTTATTGATATTCATGACGGGGTAGACGGGGCGACAGGCCCTCGTGGTATTCCCGGAAAAGATGGCCACTCACCGAGTGTTACAGCTACGAAGTCCGGGACAGTTACAACTGTAAAGGTTGACGGGACAGCTATTGCAACAATTAACGACGGAGTAGACGGGGCCACAGGCGTCGCAGGTAAAGACGGACATTCACCTACTGTCACAGCAACAAAAGCAGGCAATGCAACAACACTTTCAATAGATGGTAAAGCGACAGCAACTATCTACGATGGGGAAACGGGTCCTCAGGGTATTCCTGGTAAAGCCGGACACTCCCCTATTATTACGGCAACTAGAAAAGGCACAGAGACAAAGTTTTCACTAGATGGAAACGTCATCGCTACAATCTCAGACGGGGCCACAGGTGCTACTGGACATTCCCCAAGTGTAACAGCAACAAAGGCTGGGACAGCAACAACAATCTCAGTTGATGGTGTAGCTATTGCTACAGTCAACGACGGAGAAAGAGGTGAAACAGGGGCTACAGGTCACTCACCGAGTGTGACAGCAACAAAAGCCGGAACTGTAACAACCGTAAAAGTTGACGGTGTCGCAATCGCAACAATCAATGACGGGGCAAAAGGTGACACAGGAAAACAGGGGCCAGCGTATGTATTGACTGATGCGGACAAAGCTTTGATCACAAACGAAGTGTTGGCACAATTTACCAACGCAGAAAGTACTGGAATGTAAGGGGGTGTAGATATGGCAGACTTGGTTTATATGACAAAAGCAACATGGACAGCTATTACTGATGCATTTAGAAACAAGCTAGGATCAACTGAAATGATTAAAGCCGGAAATATCCCTAGCATGCTTAATAGCCTTCAAAAATATGTCGACATAATAAGTGGTGATATTACATCTGTTAGTGATGAAAATGCTACATCAGTACGTTCATATTGCTTTTATTCTTGTAATAATTTACAAGAGGTGTATTTACCAAATGTTACATCAGTAAGTAGTGTTTGCTTTTCTTATTGTTATAAATTACAAGAGGTGTATTTACCAAATGCAACAACTATTGGTTCATTAGCGTTCGCGGGCTGCGACATGTTGTCTAAAATAAATATACAGAATGTAGAAACGTTAGGTAGTAACGCTTTAGAAGATGCCCATGGAATTACTGAATTGTACTTGCCAAAAGCAATAACTATTGGTCAAAGCGCATGTGAGGGTGTTTCTCAATTAAAAAAAGTTACTCTCGGTAATGTAAAAACAATCGGTATACGCGCATTTTGTAGGGATGTTAATTGCGAAGAAATAGATATTTCTTTGAATGAAAATGTAGGTAGTATAGGCATGCAGGCATTTTCCGGAAATGAAAAATTATCAAAATTAACAATAAGAGGGGCTGCTTTGATTAAACTTGAAGATTCAAATGTATTTGGTGATACCCCTATCGCCAACGGCACAGGTAAAATTTATGTCGATCCTTCTATGGTCGAGACATACAAAACAGCAACAAACTGGAGTAAATACGCTAATGTTATCGAGGCAATTTCCTGACATATATATGTGGAGGTACAAACGATGATTAAAACAGAGACACTAGAAAACGGTTATATTAAGACATATTCAGATGAAGGCTTTTATATCCATGGTGGACTTCCAGAAGGTGATTACGCTGAGGCGATTGACCCACCTGGCGTCAATCGAACATATACAGAAACAGACAAATATATTGACGAGGCGCAGACAGTGAAAGAAAAAGCTGCTGCCTATGATGTGCTTATGGGAGGTGTTGGCGATGAATGAAACAAATTACTTTTTAGAGAAAGCAAAACGCTTACGCCCAATCATTGAAAAGGCGGCGGTAAGCCTTCCTGATGAAGAGGCTTTACAGGCCCCAGAGATTTTCCCATTATGGAAAGCGGGGACAAGCTATGAAGCAGGCGCGAGGGTGCAATATAACGGCATGTTATACAAAGTACTACAGGCACACACTAGCCAGGCAACATGGACGCCTGACGCTGCTGTTTCATTATTCGCAAAAGTGCTAATTCCTGAAACTGACAAGATCCCTGAATGGGAACAGCCGGGAAGCACTAACCCATATATGAAAGGCGACCGTGTAACATATAAAGGCAAGACATACGAATCTACTATAGATAATAACGTATGGGCCCCTGGTGTTTACGGTTGGAAGGAGGTGTAGCCTTTGACACAGGATGTAATTATAGCGGTGATCAGTTCCGGGGCGTTTTTCACATTCATTCAGTATCTAATCACAAGGCATGATAAGAAAAACAACGAAAGCGATAACCGTTATCAAGAATTAAAAGAAGGATTAGAAAATCATAAGGAAAATATCGAGAAATTAAACCAGATATTATTAGAAAATAAGAAAGAGAATGAAGGTATTAAACAGCTTCTAATTGGTATAGGCCATGATAAGCTGGTTTTTATGACTGACAAAATAGCACGCCGTGGTTCTATCACTTTGAAAGAAAAGGCCACACTGGACGCAGTATTCAAACCATACAGCGCTATGGGAGGAAACGGCGACGGAGAGGCCGGATATAAATATTGTGTTACATTGCCCGTTGTATCAGACGAAAGCGCAAGAGAAAAAGACAGTTCTCTTTTACGTAAAGATATGGGCATTGATAAATAAGAAGGAGGTTCTATTATGAACAATAAAATTTATGACATTTTTAAATGGGTTGCAATTATTGTGCTTCCTGCAGCTTCTACTTTCATTGCTTCTGTTTTCCCATTATGGGATTTACCATACGCAGACGCAATCGCACAGACTATCACAGCTGTTGGGACTTTCCTCGGTGCGGTGTTAATGGTCTCTAATTTTAATTACAAAAACGGGGACAATGCAGGGGACGAAAACGGGGACGAATAATTACCCGATAATTAGACCTAGAAATAGGGATAAATTTAGGTATATCTCTAAATTTAGGTCTAAAAAAGGGACAAGGCCAGGCATTTATTTTATTGCTGGTTTTGTCCCTTATTTTATATACATTTTTATATACGATATCAGACTATAAAAATATGCCCTATTTCGTATACAAATTTATATATGTTATTACACAAAGAGAAAGGAAGAATTAGATCATGCTAGACGCAAATAAACAGAAATTTGTTGACGATATTGCAAATTGTGTGAAGAAGTATGCCAGTTCATACGGGATCAGTATTCACAGTCCTATTATCGCCCAGGCGATTTTAGAGAGTGGATGGGGCAAAAGCAAGCTTGCTGCCGATTATCACAATTATTTTGGTATGAAGTGTGGTACAAAATGGACGGGCCCCAGCGTTAATATGACAACGCAGGAAGAATATACGGCGGGCACTCTTACAACTATTAAAGACAATTTTAGGGTTTATGACAGCATGGAAGATGGAATCAAAGGGTATTTTGAATTCATTCAGCTTCCAAGATATGAAAACCTGAAAGGAATTACAGGCCCTCAAAAATACATCGAGACTATTAGAAACGATGGTTACGCCACAAGTTCTACATACGTTGATAGTCTTGTGCGAATTATCAAACTTTACAATCTAACATCATACGATAACGCAGAAAATGCTGGAAATGGAGGTAATGAAATGGGAAGTAGACAAGCAATGGTTGCAAAAATGCAATCCTGGATCGGAAAGAATGAGGCAGACGGATCATTCAGAGAGGTCATCGACATTTACAATTCACACACACCTAGGGCAAGGGGGTACAAATTGCAGTACTCCGACGAGTGGTGCGCTGGTACTGTTAGCGCTGCTGCTATTGCAACTGGTAACACAGACGTGGTTCCACTCGAGGTATCATGCCATTATATGATTGAAGGCGCAAAGGCTAAAGGAATCTGGGTTGAAAACGATGGTTATGTTCCACAGGGTGGGGATATTATTCTTTATGACTGGCAGGATTCAGGCGCTGGAGACAATACAGGAAATCCAGACCATGTCGGTGTTGTAGAATACACATCCGGCGGTGTTATTCATATTATCGAAGGCAATAAGGGAAGAAAGGTTGCCCGCCGTGAATTATCTGTAAACGGCAGATATATTAGAGGATTCATTGTTCCAAAGTATAGCAGCAACACAGCACCAGGCGGTGGTTCAACTCCTAGCGTATCGGGAACAATTGACGAATTAGCAAGACGTGTTATTGCTGGGCAGTTCGGATCAGGTGACGCACGTAAGAACGCACTAGGCGATAAATACGATGCCGTGCAGGCAAGAGTTAATGAAATCTTAAACGGGACAGCTTCTGCCCCTGCTAAGAAATCAGTTTCAGAGATTGCTAAAGAAGTGTTAGCTGGTGCGTGGGGTAATGGTGACGCAAGAAAACAAAAGCTAGAGGCGGCTGGATATAACTATTCAGAGGTACAGGCTAAAGTTAATTCATTGGCTGGTGGTTCTTCTTCAAGCGCTGACATTGACGCATTGGCAAGACGCGTAATTGCTGGAGAGTTCGGATCAGGTGACGCGCGTAAGAAGGCACTAGGCGATAAATACGATGCCGTGCAGAAACGTGTTAATGAAATGCTTGGCGGTAGTTCTTCAAGCGTTAATTATGCAGCAATTGCTAAAGAGGTAATCAATGGCAAGTGGGGCAACGGTGCAGCCCGTAAGAAAAAGCTTGAAGCAGCGGGATATAACTACAAGAAAGTACAAAAAGAAGTAAATAAACTACTTTAGAAACAAGAAGCCCGGGGATAAATTCCCCGGGTTTTTTGCGTAAATTATAGATGCGCTAATTCCAAAAGTGCGCGGATACGTATTGAGTATTTATCGCGCGCTTGAAGTGTTCAACTTTATAGAGTACACTTGCGCGATACAGTACAACGCAGAACGAAAAATAAGCCTGATACAGCCACTTTTCTTATTACGCTATAACTTGTTAAGGCGGCTGCGTAAAACGTCAATACCTGGCTGGGACAAAGCCACATAGTACTTGTGAGTGACTTGTGAAGACGCGTGCCCCATCTGCGAACAAAGCAGATATTCCGGCGTATTCATAGCAGCCATCATTGTTCCATAGGTATGTCGCAGCCAGTGGTATTTGAACTCTAAGCCCTCTCCCGCTAATTTCCTGCTATGGTATTTAATAGAATTATTCGTTTGTATTTTCCCGTTTAATTGGCAATTGACGAGAGAAAGAGAAGAAAGTTGTCTTCCGTCTATGTCTATAATCATTGTCTGATTCTGCTTTCTTTCCGCTTCATTTTCGAGTCCGTCTATCTTCTTCCTTAATTCTCTAAGATATAGGACTAGCACATCTGGAATAAAAATGGTCCTGACGCCATTTCTCGTTTTCACAGGAACTAGTTTAATAAGCCCTTCCTGGTACTGCATTTGTCGGTCAATTCTAATTGTGCCGTTGTCCAAGTCTACGTGGTCCCATTTCAGCCCATAGCACTCGTTGATGCGTAAGCCACAATAACGGCCCAACATATAGGCTGTTTCTGCGTTGGTCCCGTGAAAATATTCATCGAGGGTATTTAGCTGGCTTTCATTGAAGAAGCGTATGTCGTCATCTTCATCGACTTTCTTATTAGGCATATGAATCTTTGAGGATTTCGATTTCGTCATGCGGGCATGAAGATCCGCACTAATATATCCCCTGGTGAAAGCTTGCCCGTATAACAGGTAGAAAAACTTTATAAAGCTTTCTACATATCCGTAAGAATATCCTTCCTTATAATAGAGGTCTGATAGAAAATCATTAATCTCTGCTGCCGTAATTTTCGATATAATGCGGCGCCCGAATTTTTCCTTGATGTGGTTCTCCCAGAGAGAGTCCTGTTTTAACAGCGTAGTATAGGCTTTTCCAGTGGTTCCATTTTTCCTGTAGTCGGCGTATACTTTAGATACGGTTGCTTTTGGAAAAGACACAGGCTTGTCGATTACTCCCGCTTTTGTCCTCTCGATATCGACGGCGCGGGCATTAGCTGCCTGTATCCTCGTTTTGAATGGGTTCCCGTTTTCATCCTTAACTTTTTTTCTTGTCTTCTGATGACCGTTTACTGTTACAACGAAACGATACCCGAAATTGCCGTCATCCGTTTGGAAAACCCCCGGATAAGATTTATTAGATCGTGGCATATTGTTTCCTCCTTTATGTTCCTTTTTTAGTGTTTTCTGGTGACTTTCTTTGTCAGTTTCTAATTTCAGGGATATAAAATAGCGCGGCATTGTCACTTGAATTATTGTCACTTTCTATGAAAAACCTTGATTTTATGCGGCTTTTTGGTCTGCAAACTTAGATGCAATTCATGATACAGTTCACGAAATGGCAAGAGATGAAGCAAGACATGGTAAAGCATTAAAAGGTTTATTAGATAGATATTTTGGAAAG